TCCTTCAGCGATTGACTTTTTAGATGTTACTATTCAGGATATAAAAGATGGGAATGTAACTGCTTTAGGTGTTCCTGATTTAAGAATATTAGAAAAACTTAAAACACAATTTGAGGTAGACGGTGAGATAAGTCTAGATAAATTAGAGAAGAGTTTAACTGAAGGGGAGAAAAAAGCCTTAACCTTATATGATGAGGTAAACAACGGACTGGGTGAATTAGCTTCATTTACATCTGCTGTTCTTAGAGGTGATAGAGTGGAATTGATTAATGGATATTCTCATCGTGTTGTTTTGTCAAACCAAACAAACAAAGAGTTAGAGCTTAAATCAAATGCTTTTGCTAATCCATCCACAAAATCAGGGACTTTAGTACAAAGAACTAACGGTGCTAAGCCTATTAGTTTTGATCCATCTCTATCTGCACAAAGAGGTTTACAGGAGACTAATTTAGATTACATTATGACAAATCCTGTTCGGGAAGTTATGATGACTATCAATAAAGTAGTAGCGCAGGTTACTGAAAATGGTGGAACTAAAGATCAGGTGCAGGCAGCTCAAGCTTTAAAGAAAGTTACTGAAGAAATATTAAAAGTAACCTTTGGAGAGACTATGAGAAACATTGGTGTTGCAGAAGCTGCACTACAGAAAGTTAAGAAGGTAGCATACCAAGCGATACTAGGGTCTATAGATAGAATGGGGGCGGAGTTTTTATCAAATACCGCCATGATAGCATCTAATCCAAAGGCTGCGTTAATTGGTTTTAAAAAGTTTGCTGGTCTTTCTTATTTAGGAGCGAAAAAAGGAACAGATATATTGAATAACTTAGGTTCTTCAGAGACTTCTAAGTTATACGATCCAAAGAATATGACCTCTCGTTTTGCAGAGATGGGTAATTTTACGCAAGTAACACCTAAATCACAAACAGCAAAAGGTCATGTAGCTAATATAATGGGGATTCTGTTGAGGTTAGGGCCAAAACAAACAGCATCAGCTGTAGATTCTATTGCGTCAGCGATAATATCTGCGCCTGATTTAGCGATCTCTAGACCAATGTGGTATGGTACATTCGCTTTATCTTTTAAAAACCAAACTGGGGTTTCCTTGACTAAGCAAGATATGATTGAAATCGGAGAAGGAACGTCTGTGTATTTGACTGACGAATATAAAACAGCGAGAACTAAAGCGGTGAATACTGCGGATAGGTCTGCGGTGGCTATTAGTACTTCAAAAAATCCTTTTAAAGGGGTGGTTAAAAACCAATCTAGATCAAGTGGTGTAGGATCAAGTGATAAAACAAATGCATATAGGGCTGCAAATAAATTCATGGCGAATTTTAGTTTGTTTGAATATGCTACTGCTCGTAACGCAATTGGTGCTTTACAGCGTAGTGGTGATATGAGTAAATCTCAGGCTTTAGGAGTATTAGCTGGTGTAGGAGCAAGAATGACAATGTATCCTTTATTATATTCTATGCTTACCAGTTGGTCGGATGATGAGTTGTTTGGTGCTGAGGCAGATGAAGATGAGTCAAGCATTGAGGATATGATTATACGTCAAACATTTGGAACAATGCTAACATTACTTACTCGTAAAAGTATGGGTAATATTCCTAATCTTGCGCCATCGCTTTTGATTGAGCAATTTAACGAACACATGTTAGAAGATTTTAGAACGGGTGATTATGATCCTTACAAACATTCTATTGTTTACTCACAATTAAATCCAGATGAGCTGGGTGAAAAGGGATTTGTAAATACTGCTGTTAAGATTATGGCTGGGCCGTTTGGACCAATTATAAAAACTCTAGAGAGAGCCACTGTTTTAACAAGTAGATCTATAAACAACAAAACAGAAGAGAGTCGTAAGAAAAACTTAGATGAGCTTACTAATCGAATGGTTCTAGAGGCTCTAGGTAACGCTGGATTGATTCCTTTCTATAAAGATGTGCGAAGAATTGTAATCAAACAACAGTTTGAGGGAGCAATGAAAAAACGTAAATCAGATGCCGCTGATAAAAAGGAGAAAGAATACATGAAGTATTTAAAAGAAAATGATCCTGAAGAATATAGAATTAGACTTCGGGAAACGTTAAACGATCCTTTTAAGCAAGAGGTATTCCAGAATGATGATGGTTTTAGTGCGGATGATTGGGATTAAACCTCATCCGTAAGGGACTTAACAAGTTCGTTCATTAAGTGGATAACATTTTTTGCTTTTGCCTTTGCCCTTTCGTGATCTCGCTCCATTAAATCCTCGTAAATGTCGGTTATCATGGAGTGCATATCGTTGGTTACATAGTTTATGTGAGTAATCGCAATTAGATCGTCATGGGAAATTGGGTTTGGCATCAGTAAATTTAATAAAATATAATTAATATACAAATTTATTTCTTGTAGTTTTTTGATCCTGTGATAAGTATCGTCCTACACCCCAGATTTATTTTAATAAAAAGCATCTCTAGTTCAGTCATCATGTCTTCTGAGTAGACTACATTCCCGTCTTTTATTAGTTCTTTTTCTGTGCCATTATCTGAGAATAAAAAGAATACATTATCTCTATTGCAGCTGGGAGCAATTCCCATATCATAATATGCCACCATACTTCTATGGTGTTCGTCTATACATTCTTGAGCGTACTCTATATTTGTTCCTACCTGAAAGGCTACATCTTTAACGGTCATGGTTAGATCATCTGTGTACATTTTTATAACTAAATCTTTCTTACTTTCTTTTACCGGTATCTTCATTTTTTATCCTTTATAAATTTCTGTTTTGAATCCATACGATTCCAATTCCTTCAGTCTATATTTCTGTAGTTCTGATACTACTCCCTTTGGTGTTTTTATCTCTGAGAATAAAACCTCGCAGCCACGAGGTAGTGCTATTAGATCTGGGATACCATTCTTATTAGTAAGCTTTAGCTTTATTACGTAGTATCCTTCAGCTTCAAGTTCTTTAATTCTTTTTTTTTGGATCTGTTGTTCGGTCATATTAAAACTTATTTAGTTTTTCTCTACTTAAAAAGTATCCTCTTCCATGACCAAGATCTCTTATGTTCTCAGGTTTTATCAAAGCTTCTTTTCTTACCCAGCCAATTAAATGCACCACATTGTATAGTACTACAGCCAGCACATAAATATCTACATCTGGATTTACTTTTAGTGTGGCAAGTAAATTTCCGTCTACTCGATCGGTTGATTTTACATCGTATTTGTTTCCTATATGAGTAGTACCATCGCAGCTACCACTTCTAGGGCTTAATCCAAAATCTGGAAATACATTTTTAAATTTAGCAAAAGCATACTCAGCTTTAAAGCCTTGAATATCTCCTTTAGTTCCGTCATGAACTCCCATTTTTGCATCCTTAACTCCGTTTGCTCTGGCCACAAGAGTTCGTTGTTCTCCTATAAACTTACATAGGTTTATTTCTCCAGCACTTAGTTCTATAGTCATTTAAATTTTATTATCTAATATTGATATTAATTCGTTAGCCACAATTAGAGGGTTTTCAAATACTCTTCTATTCGTTCGCTTAATATTGCTTGTGTTTTATCGTTGGCATTAAACCAATCAACAAAACCCTCTAACAGTTCACGTTGTTGGCTAACACCAGATAAAATTAATTGCTTGGCTTCGTTATTCTTTTCAAGTTCTGCTTTCATAGTTACTCTATTTTTTTTGCTTTGTTAATTTCGTTTTGATAGTAATCTATTTTGGCTACTATTTGCTTTTTTGAAAGTTTATTTTCCAATATATCTTTCATAATATCAACTTGGTACTGTTTAATTTGTAGGTCTTTTCTCATAATTTATATATTTAATTGATAGGTCGTGAGATACGTCAAAGCTAATTTTTTTTGACTTCTTCACCATTTTTTTAGATTCTACTAACATAGCTATTGCTAATTTAAAATGCCACTTATACCTCCTATATCTTCGGTCTTTAGGGTATATTATTTCATCTAGTTCGTAGTCTTTATATATGTTTAATTTCCTCTGGTTTGCTACCGTATACTCCTCGCTGTGAATTAATTTAAATAAAGATTTAACGTCTTGTTTGTTTATAGCAACCGTCATTTCACCATAACCAATATACTTTACAAATTGAAAATCATATCCATGAGTCTTATTGAATAAAACCATCCACTTTTTTAAGTAGGAAATCATTGTTTTTTTTATATTAACATAATCAACCTCCTTATCATAGTCTTTTAAAATAGACTCTCTAATCCTATTTGAATTTTCTGTAAATCGAATGTCGTGAATGAATTGTTTCATAATTTTCTAATCAAAGGGTTCGTTATCTTTACTTAAGTTTCTTAATATTGCAACTGCAAGTAGTATAAATACTACCACTAATAGTAATTTCTCCATAGTTTTATAGTTTATTATCTCTGTTAAAATGTCTTAAAGTATAATCTTTCTTCTTGGTTACAGCTTTATAAATATCAGCTTCTATTCCTCCTCTGGAAAATATCCAGTAAACGTCGTTCTTTAATCTTTCTTTTGTGGTCATTCTATCTCTAGATTGCCAGTAACTTGTTGCACTAAAATCTATATTATAGTACACTAAGATCTTCGCTTCCTTTAAACTTATTCCCTCTCTACCACTTACGATCTGGAGGGCAATACTTTTTTTAGTGGTGTTAAAAGTCTCTAGATCTGTACATAGGTTATCTCCGTAAATTGATTTTAAAGCATTCAACTCCTCTTTGAATTTATAAAAGATTCCTATTTTCATGTCCAGAAAATTATCGTGAATGAATTGTGCTTTGCTAAAATCTAAGATCATAGAGTTACCAGACTCAAACTTTACAGTTCCTGAGTACATCTGGTGTAGCTTCATCATTAATTTTACTGGAGTGTCTGCTAGAATAACATCATCCTTCCCTTCTACAACTAAATGTTTCTTTAGTTTGTTTGTTAGCTTATAAGTAATAGGTAGCATCTCTACCTGGATTATATGCTCAGTGGTCTGTACCTTAAAACCAGCTTCTTTCTGGGTATAAGACAACATGTGGGGTTTCATTGCGTCTAAAATTGTTTCGCGTCCCTTAGAGTAGTCTTTTATCAGTTGTCCGTTGATCTTTCTTTCTGTCACGTCTATATAGTCATCAGAAAATCTATAGAAGTTCTTATATTCTGAAAAAGGATTGTTTTTTATACCATATACTTGATGATACATTTGACTATAAGACTCTGGAGTTGGAGTGCCTGACAAAAGTATCGTGTAGCATCTTGGATTTTCTAATAATAAAACCTTAACTTGTTTAGCCCTTTTTGTAGGTTTCCGCAAAGCACCCATCCCATGTGCTTCATCACAAATAATCATATCCCACTTTTCATTTGGATCTAACTTATGTAGAGACTCATAATTAATTACAGTAATCTCGTATGAAGGGCTAAGCATTTGGTAGTCACTTTCTATACTACTGATAGCCTTCTTCTTTGTTATGAATAATAGATTTTCCACAGGTAATAGCGCGCTAACACCAAGACTAGTAAGTGTTTTTCCTGTCCTCACTTCCATCGCCAGATACACAAATTTATCCCTTTCTAAAAGAGGTCTAGCTTTGTTGATCATTTCTAATTGATAGTCTCTAAACTCCATTTCTTAAAATATATCCCAACACCAGATCGGTGTTTTTTCTCCTACATAAGCGCCACTTATATTATACTCAAAAAATTCCATAGCCTCCTCCTCTGACATATCCTCCATCAGTATTTCAATACACTTTGATACTGAATACACGAGCCTCATACTCTTCTCGTCAATTCCTAATATCGCAGCATCAAAGCCGTCAGCTTTTAGAACGTCTTCCTCGTAAAAATTTGCTATTATTTCTTTTAACATAGTTTCTGTTTTAAAAATCCATTAATCCATCTGTTTCTAATTCACTTTTACTTCTAAATCGTATCCACCTACCACGTATAGAGTCTCTATCCTCTTCAGGTTTACAATGGTATTTGAAATGAGAATATGCAACCAGCCATTTGTAGAACTTAGTTCTAGATATAGTAAATTTAGACTTAGGAGCAAAATCTGGATTGTCATCAATGAAATCCAAGTACAGATCACTCTTATAAATTTTACCAGCTTTTTTAAGTAGGTTGTGTTGGGAATTAGAAATAACTCCAGACCACTCTAAAAACTCATGGCACGTTTCTGCTGACAACTGTCGAGTTCTAAGGTTTACAAATTCACTTTTTATCAATCCATGATTCATATAAATCTGTACGCATTCGATCATGTAGTTATCAAACTGACACCACTCATCATCATCCCACTCTCCAAACATTAATTTACCAAATTCTTTTAATGGTGTATGGTCTTTAGTGTAGTGCTGAGTAAGTTCTAACTCCCATTTTCTACGAGCAAATGAATTACCAGATCCCTTGATCGCGTAGTTCGTTGTGATCGCTACTTTTGGGGACTTACTAAATGGTATCTTAATAGCGTCTTTGTTCTTTTTTTCTAAGGTTAATCCCTCTGTAACTACAGAAAATAGTCTCTCAAAATCAAAGTGTTTTTTTACATCATCAAAACAAAGTATCTGAGTATCTGCTGATACCAATTGGTACGCAAAACTCTTCTCAAAATTAAATGACTTACCATCGATCACTACCAGCTTTTTCATGTGCGATAATGCATTCATAAACAGTCCTTTTCCCGTACCTCCCTCTGGATTATCAGAAATAACCTCATCATTTAGAATGGTTGCTGGACAATATGATAGGTTTTTCCACGCATGAAGCAGATATCCTATGGTAGACTTCATTGAATTAGTTCTACTCTCATCCTGACCACAAATATTTTTTATAAATTGCTTATAGTCACAGTCAACACTATCGCATTCGCTAAATACCCTATCGATCACATGGTCTTTCCATACATAACCACCAAGATCTAGGTAGTCAATTGTTTTTACCTTATCGTTTGTTACTTTAACCGCGCAATTTTTGTAATAAAGGTATGCGCTGTCTTTGGTATCCTCGATAAAGTATACCGCAATAGAAGAAAGTAGTGTTAGAAATTCCTCTCTGAAGTATCTTGTATGCTCAGCGAAGTAATTATAAACAGATAAATCATCAATCTCTAGGAGGTAGTTCAGAATAAAATCTTTTATCTCTTTCTCAGACGTATGGTCTATTAGATTATTTGTTACTTTCACAAACACATAACTCTTACTTCCCTCTGGATTGAATTTAAAAAATCCATTATCTTCTAAGAAAAGTTTGAATAAGATATGTACGATCTTTATGATTCCCTTGTCGTTTTTTGTCCAGAACTGATTGTTAGCGTTCTCCTCATCCAAACGAGCCAGCACGTTATCGATTGTAGCAACCTCAATATTTGACTCCTCTAACTGAGATCTTATTTCTTTTTTTGCTACTCCTCGTTTTAACTTAACTCTTACATTATTTACTTTATCCTCATCCTCGTAGTACTTGGTAGCAAAGTTGTGCTTCTGAGAGTATGCACTCTCAATAGTTCTTTTGATCTCGCTTTTCGGAAAGTCTTTTGATTCGTATTTGTTCAAAGCTGCCTCAGCCATTGATTGGTAAACTCCGAAATCATTAAACGCCGCCGCCAGAACATAAGCATTGTTGTTTCGCTCCCCACTATTCATAGGATACTTCTTCGTCCACCACTTTACTAAGATCTCTATGATCTTATTCTCATCAGTAACTGGTATTGTAGGGATGTCTGTATGCTTGCTTACCTCAACATATTCTTGCTCGTCAATTCGATCCCATAAACTCGAGTGTGCATTCACATGAATTAATGGATCATAAGACTCATAACAGACGCGTGAGATGTTTTTAGATGTTGTGTCAAAGTATTCGCTCCCTAAATAATTTTGAAGGCTTAGGAAGTAGCTTTTGTGGTTCTCTGCAATTGGTGGTATTTTAACTAATGCTTTTAATCCGTTTCCACTTGGCGAAATAAATACCGCGTAGATATATTTGTTCTTAGATAATTTTTCTTTCTCTTGTAATAAATCCCTAGTGTTGTTATATCCATCAAAATCTAAACAGATTAAACCACTGTGGATCTTGATTGCTTTGTCGTTTCTTTTTGTAAATGTTCCGCTGAAACAGATCGCTGGTAACTTTTGTTTTAAAATATTTCTATTCGCTTTGTCTTTCTCTGCTCTAATTTTTTTTACAATATCTTTTGAAGCACCGTCTTGTATACGTTTTAAGACTAAATTTATATTTCTGTAGAAAGGCTGTGATGTTTGTTTAATGTCTTTAAATATAGTAATGTCCATTTTATGTTGATTTTATGTTGATTTTATTTTATATAACTTATTGGTTATTAGTTCTTTATCTCTTTTAATGTCGATAATGTCAATAATAATAGTATAAAGTATATATAAAAAAAGTCTAGTCTTGATAATTTCCCAAAGAGTTAATACTCAAATTTTTTTCGTCATTCGTCACAGTAAATGGCTAAAAAAAGGGAGCGCAAACTCCCTTTAATGGTCTATGGTAAATGGTCTAAAAATCTAGTCCATCATCTGCTGGTTCTGGTTGAGCTGGAGCAGTTTCTACTTTTGGTTCAGGTTTAAAAGTATCGATCGCCACGTAATGTGTTTTTCCGTACTGATCAATTTCTTTTTTCTTTTGGACAATTAATTTGACGTACTTTTTTCCATTGTACTCAAACATCCAATCTTTTGGAACGTCGCTTAAGCAGATCGATATCGCTACCTGATCTCCGTCAAACTTTTCCTTACCACTTCCTACGTAAATTTTCTCTTTTGTTTCTTGCATGATTACTTGATTTTAATATATATATGTTGCTCCAAATGTTCAATAGTATTAAGAATAATTTCTTCTTTCTCTTTTCTACTGTTGCAGATAGTTGGAACTTCCATCCACATTTTATTTTTGTCTCTAAATTTATAACGTTTCTTTATAAATGTAAGAACGTATGTCGTCAGTTGCTTCATCGCTAAAAAATTTATGATAAACTTCAATTGCTTTTTCTACTTTCTCTCTACCTCTATCGATAAAACTATCTGAGCAGTCGCATATTTTTAACCTACCATTACGCTTGTCGATAACGATAAAGATTAATTGCATTCCGAACATTCTCTGGTAAATATACGCTTGAGAATCATAGTTATATGTAGATGCTGAATATTTAAATTTGTCAATATCTCCACTTGTCTTGATATCAATTATCAATTTCTCCTTATGGTTTATAATATCTGCTTTTCCTTTCCAGCTTTCGTTCATGATCTCCCTAATTCTAGGTACTTCAAATTCATTTCCATCTTCATAGATCAGATCCGAGCATTCTAAATTAGATGTCATCTTATTACATAAAAAATCTAAATGCTCTTTCTCTTTTGTAAGTAATACATTTGGTTTTAAATCATCGGCCAATTCTTTATAGATCTTTGTGCTTCTGGTGGCAACATCTAAAATAGTAAACGTATCAATCTTCTCTGGCTCAAGTATTTTTGTGTGGAAATATCTTCCCTCCAGCATTGGTTTCGTTTGCTCTTGTTGTTTTCTAAATCCTTGTGGATTGGTAAGTAAATTAATAATGTCAGAGTTTGATAGGTACTGTTTACCAAAATCTCCATAGTAAAACTCGTCAAGCTTTAACTTTTCTTCATTCTCTAGGTGGCTCGCTATCATGATTCAAAAGTTTTTTTAAGTTGAGTATTTAATTTTACA